TCATGGCTCTTGTTTCGCATAAAGCGGTTGCCCTAGAGTATTGACGGTTTCGTTAAAATCAGCCGGTGCAAAATAGGTTGAAAATGTCTCAGCTGTTCCAAGTGGGAAACAATGCGCTGTATCTTGGGCAATAAAGCGTCTGACGTTGCCATCAGGATCGGTTGCTTGACCACGATATTCTTCAAAAGTAATCCCACCAAAGGTAAATCCTGAACGCATATCATTACGCAGTGCTGCACCTTCCTGCCACCTGTCATAGGCTTCTTTGACTTTAGCATGAGAAGTTAGAGCATCAAAAAATTCAGGGCTAACCAGTGCATGAACTCCGTTCATGAATTCACCGCGCAAGTTATCTTCAATGTGGCGCAAAACTTCAATGCATTTGCGTTTAACATCAGTGCCGGCAGTTCCTAATGCAAAGCTTACAACTTTTGGCGTGATTTCAAATTCGTTATAGAGATTGACAAGCTCTGTACCATCAGCATCTAAAATAATGCCTTTTAAAGCGCCCATCCTTAAGTGCTCTAAGGTAATCGCATGCTTGTTGCGCATGGATTGCAGGTGATCGGTAATAACATTCGCAATAGCTTGCAACTCATTTTCAGTACCAAAAGCCCGAATGCCTTGTACTTCTTCAGGCAAGACCACATCATCGTGAGGGATATGCGGAATGGTAAAGGTTCTGACTTTGCGTTTATCGCGTTTACCAACAGTACCGGGCGCACCTGGGCTTGCGGTTGGAAGTAAGCTTAAGACGCCATTACGCTCTTCAATGGCTATATGCCTAAAGCGTACCGATTTAGAAGGAAATAAACCTAGTGATTCAGTGCGGCCATAGGTGTTTGGCAATAAATTAATGGAAGCCGTCAATGCTGCCATGTTAAATGCCGGATGTGAGAATGGATTTTGCATAAATTATACCCCTTTACGAATAATGACGCCGCGCGCTTCAAGCTGTTTGATGGCAGCGGTTTTTTGTTCAAGTGTGATTGCAGATGGCCAAACAACAGCATGATCGGCAAGAATGGCATCGCGTGTCACAATCACGGCTTTGGTGTTGCCGCTTGTTGCATCTACCTCAGCAATCAACGCCCCAATGGCATTTTGTGTGCCGTCTGTGGCAGCAGGATTTAATGCTTTAATCAAATCCGTCTCGCTGTCTTGGCCGATAATGGCACCAAGGGCTAGTTTTTGGCCCTGAGCAACGGTTACCTCTTCACGGGAATAAAGATTAGGAGCTTCAAACTTCAGAAGATCTCCTAAATTGTTTTGTTCTATGGCAACGGTCATAAGGGTTTCCTCCATTTATGCGGTTAATTTCATGTGATTACGAGCTCTAGCAGCTTGGATCACCGGGTTTTCTTGGATAGGTGGCTCAAGGCTCACGGTGCTCAAGATTTCAGTGCCGGTATGATCAGCGAGTAACTGCATAAGTTGCTCGCGTGCTTCGTTAACCAGGATATTTTGCTCAAGAAAATCTCCTAGTTTTTCCGGCATCTTCGAGAGTTTGCATAAACGAAAAAGCTCTAAAGCTTCCGTGTGATATTCGCTGCGCCCTTGGATTTTCCCTTGGGTAAGTAACTCTTCTGGGTTAATGGTCGGTACTGTTTCAGTCATAGCTATGGTCCTTATAAAAGATTGAGAGGCTGCTTTTTGAATACATTCAGGAAAGGTGAGAATTTCGTCCGCAAGTCCTGTTTGAATAGCATCAAGGCCAAAATAAAGGCCAGCCTCTGTAGCCTTTACGGCTTCTGTTGTAAGACCTCGATTACGGGCTACCAACTCTACAAACATGTCATACAACCTGCTAACTTCACTTTGCAGTGTTTGCATGGATTCAGAAGTTAAGGGCTCATGAGGGTTTAAATCATTTTTGCGGTTACCGGCAAAAACAGTGGTGTATTTCACGCCTTGTTTTTCATCAAAGGCACTTTGATCAATATGACTGGCAATCACGCCAATGCTACCTACACCAGACGTACGATTGATAAAGACTTTTTCAGCGCTGGATGCAATGCCGTAAGCGGCAGAATAGGCCTCATCATTACATACGGCCCAAATGGTTTTTTGACTTCGTGCTTGATAAATAAAATCGGCTAAATCAAAGAGGCCACTGGTTTCGCCACCGGGACTATCAATATCGAGCAAAAGCGTTTGTACGGCATCATCCAACAAAGCAGCACTGATTTGTTGTTGTAGTTCATCATAAGAAGTCATACCCAACATGCCGTCAAATATCCCGGAACGTTTGGTTAAAATGCCGTGAATCGGAATGATGGCGATGGTATTACTAGAACTCTGTACTAATGAAGATTTTGCAAGTTTAAAAGCCTTGTTTGATGCCATGTGGGCTGCCAGCCACTCAAAGCTGCGACGCTCAAGCATCATCGGTTTCATAGCAAATTTTAAGTAAATATCATTCATCAAAAACCTCGTTTTTTAGGCGGTGTTGTATGCCTTGGATCGGAATCTAAAACAAATCCCGCTTCATCAGCTCTGTTGTTATCAGCTGCAATTTCTTGATCGATTTCTTCAGCGTCATAGCCAAGTTCAGATATCACTTCGCTGCGGCTTTTAAAGCCATTACGCACCGCCATTTGTTGTGCTTGCTGATCTTTAAGCGGATCAACCCAGTCAAAACCTTGGGGTATCCATTTGACGTCTTTGATCGAAGTGTCTTTGTCTTGAGAAGGTAAGGCACCGGAGAGTAAAGCAAGTTCAATCCAGCGATTCCAAACAGGCCTGCAAAATTGGAATACCATCACATGATGTTGCAAGGTGGCGCAGCGCCTACGAAATTCAATGAGGCCAGCACGAATTGAGGAATAATTGACGTTGGTTAAATCACCCGTCAGCTGTTCATAGGTAATGCCCATGCCAACAGCAATGGCCCTGAGCTGTTGACGCATGAAGGCTTCGTAATTTGCTCCAACATCCGAAGGATTAGAAAATTTAACATCTTCGCCGGCTTCCAATAACTGCATGGTACCAGGCTCAAGTCCGGCAAGGGCCATCCCTTGTTCATTAGCAGCACCTTCACCCATCATGTTGGCTTCAGGATCAAGTCGCGTAATAAACCCTGCAAACATAGCAGCCGTTTTCTTGCGCACCAGTTCGGCATCATCGTATTGATCCAGCTCGTAAAGTTTTAGTAGCACACGGCTTAGCCAAGGCTCTCCGCGAATTTGACCGGGACGCAACGGTTTATAAATATGCAATACTTCAGAGGCTGGAATACGGACTGATTCACCGTTTGAGACAAGCAGCTTTTCACCGGGATGTTCACGAAATAGATAGTAAGCCTCCCGCTGTCCGAGTTTATTAAACTCAATACCGTTTCGAACCATATTACCCGTGGTTAAAATGCGATTTACTGACGTATCAAGATGTTCAGATTCTAAGGCTTGCAGTTGTAGGGGAACCGATAATCCATCTTCAGCGCGCCTTACACGAAAACGCACAAAACATTCACCACCTTCAATCATGCTGCGACAAATTGAAGACTGTAATCCGTAAAAATCATGCACGCCATGGCTATCCGCTTCATCGGACCAACGCAGCCACAAAGCCTGCACAGCTTTACGAAACTCAGGATTTTTGGCTTTAGATTGCGGTTTGATACCGGTACCAACAGCATTACTCACCAGCGTTTCGATAATGTTGGAAGCATAAGGATTTTTACGCACCATATCACGTGCGCGGCTACGCAGCGTTTCTAAGTGATTTCCGAGAAGGCTATTGATAGCGCTATTTTCCGGCTGCCAATAAGTTAAGCGTTTACCAGAACCTGCCGCATCCCAAGCAGAGGCTTTGCTTTTAGGGCGTTTGAAGAGTTGTGCGAAGGTTTTCAGCAGCATCAGCAAATCCCCTTATGTGTGGCAAAGGTAATGCTCCGCTTTAAGGACGTGCTGCTTTTTAAATCTGATTTAATGCGGCTGCGTAAGTTCAAGAGATCTTTTAAATCCACTTCCGCATATTTAACGATATGATCGCCATAAGCCACAGATACAACGCGCTCACCCATCTGTAGTTTGGTGATGGCTTGCTCAATTTTGACCAGATCATCTTCTGTGTACATAAAATTATCCCTCAATAAGCTCGGCTCAAGATTGCTCTTTAGGTGTCTTATTCAGGAAAGATGAAGGATGTGTCCGGATGTTAGAACAAGAACGACTTGACTTGTAACTTAAAAGATAATATAATATCTATTATATGGGTTTTGGAGATTTAAGGGATATTATGATATCAGTTAACATGATGACGCCAAGTGAAATGCAAAAGAGGGTAGCAAGTAGAGCGCGTGACCTTCGGCTTGAACTCAATTTAAGTCAGCAGACCTTATCAGAAAAGTCCGGGGTTAGTTATGGCTCTTTAAAAAAGTTTGAGCAAACAGGACAAATATCGTTGGAATCTTTGCTGAAGCTGGCCGTGATACTTGGGTGTATGGATGATTTTAGCGGGTTGTTTGCACTTAAAAGCGCTGAAGAAGCCTTATCGCTTGATGATCTTCTGGAAAATGGAAAAAGAAAAAGAGGTAGAAAATGAGATTCTCAAATCAAAATCTTGTTTATGTATATTATCATGGCTCAGGGGAGAAGCAGCTCACAGGAAGGTTATTGCTTAAAAACAGGCAAATATTTTTTGAATATGATGCTGATTTTATCAAAACCGGTCTTGAGTTATCGCCTTTCAAGCTACCGCTTAAAGCAGGTGTCATAGAATCGAATGATCGCACCTTTGAAGGGTTGTTTGGCGTCTTTAATGACAGCTTGCCTGATGGCTGGGGTCGGTTACTCCTAGACCGCAAATTGATGAATGTAGGACTTAATCCCGGAAGCCTTTCACCTCTAGATCGCCTTTGTTTTGTAGGAACAAGCGGTATGGGAGCTTTGTCTTATGAGCCTGAAAATTCAAGCGCTATGTCTCATATCACCAATGATTTAGATGAAATTGATAGCGAAATACAAGCAACCTTAGATGAAAATGATGATTATGTTGAGGATTTGCTGATTTTAGGAGGATCTTCGGCGGGAGCGCGTCCTAAAGTATTGCTTAATATTGATGGCGTGGATTGGCTGATTAAGTTTAGATCTCACCTTGACCCTAAAGATATAAGCGCTATCGAATACGCCTATCACCTTATGGCAATTGATGCTGGTTTGATTGTACCTGAAGCAAAGCTTTTTCCATCCCGAAAGGGCTTAGGTTTTTTTGGAGTTAAGCGATTTGATAGAAATGGTGATAGCCGTATTCATATGCATACAATTGCAGGTCTCCTCCATGCCGATCACCGGGAGCCTTCCCTTGATTATGAAAGCATCATGAAAGCAACACTGTATTTAACAAAAGATATCAGACAGTGCGAAATTCAATTTAGAAATGCGGTTTTTAATGTCTTAAGTCATAATCGAGATGATCATTCAAAGAATTTTTCATTTTTAATGGACGCACAAGGTAACTGGACTGTATCGCCTGCGTACGATTTAACTTTTTCCTCAGGCCCTGCGGGCGAGCATTCGACGATGATTATGGGCGAAGGGAAAAATCCTACAAAAAACCATTTATTAAAACTAGCCGGTACCGTAGGTATTAAGCAAGACAAGGCATTAGAGATTATTGATCAGGTTTTAGCTGCCACCCAAAAATGGGATGCTTTTGCAGGTGAAGTTGGCGTTTCTGCAATACAAACCAAAAATATTGGGGAGGCTTTTCGTACGATTCGCAAAAACTCCGGCATCTGATCACTGAGCAAGCCCAGGGGAAGAACATCCGGAGTATCTGTGCATATTCATACCACATCTAGTGTTTTTGTCAAAGTTTACCCCATAAATCTGCTTCTCATAACGCGGGGTCTTGTTGATTTCGTCTGTCCGGAAGTAACTTGCTGCATTTGCTTTTTCTCTATAGGTTGACCGGGTGTTTTGTATCCCATCAAGCTATCCCATTTGGAAAGTTGCCAGCGGTCGATACCGATTGCGATACTTGCGCTTCTGGCATAAATACGGCAATCAAGAGCCTCGTTACGATCACGAATCTTTTGCCATTCGCGTTTTGGGTAGCCTTTGTGGATTTTGGTCACAAGCTGCTCTGAGGTCAGCTGTTTAAAATATTCTGGGCCGTAAGCTGGAAAATGGCAATAACCCGGAGGAAAGCCTTCGTCTCCTTGAGAAAGCTTAAGCGCATGGTAAAGCTCTGACTTTAAAACCGAGACACCTACGGGCCAAAGCTTGGCACCACGTCTAAGTTTTTGACCGAGCACAGTAACATCGACACGACTTGGTGCACCTAGCGGCACAAGTGCCTTATCAACACCTTTTACAGCCATGACTCGTCCGGGCGGTTGGCTTCGAATCCAACCATAGACTTCTTGAGTGGCATAACCGGCATCAACGGCCATCATGGAAATTCCTCGATCTAAGCCGTCTTCGCTCGGGAATAAAGTGCTCATCAAAGTAGAGAGATGCTGCCAAGTGCTCGATTTAGCAGGATCGCCATCAAAGATACGATAATCAACAGACCAACTCTCTCGGTTTTTACCCCAAGCAACAATCTCAACCTCAATGCGGTCTTTTTGTAGGTCAACACCTGCAGTCAGAACCAACCCACCAAAGGGGACAACCCCAATAGGATAGCTTTCTTTACGCTCAAACAAGCGCTGCCAATCCGGTGCCTCACCTTTATCAACCCAAGTTTCACCCAAAGTTGTGTTAACCCAAACTTTCAGTAGCTGTTCATTATCCTTAGCATGTAAGAAGTTTTGTGCTGCTTGTCCCCAGCTTAGCCAACCCACTGGGCTATAAAGACTTGATAGGTGAAATCCAGCAATTTTACTATTGCTCTCATTAGCAGATCGCCACTGACCATTTGCCAGCATCCAAGTTTTTTGATGATGGTGAATTTTCTGTTCGCACTCCACGCAAACATAATAAGCATTGAGCGGATCATCATCCCATTTGACTTGCGGCCATTTGAGAATTTGAAAAGTATGACAATTTGGACATGGTACCCAATAGTAGCGTTGATCGGAGGCTTCAAATTCGCGTTCAATACGGCTTAAGCCTTGAATGGTAGGCGTTGAGACTAACAAAATTTTGCGCCTTGCAAAGGTAGCAGTACGTTGAATAGCCAGCGAGACCGGATCGCCTTCGCCGTCAGCATCGCCCGGATAAGCATCAATTTCATCTAAAAACAAATAGCGCACTGGCATAGAGCGCAAACCCACAGCGCTATTAGCGCCAGTCACCACAACAATACCGCCAGTGAATTCTTTACTTTGCACGGTGTTGCCTGAATCCCGAGATCGTGGATCTTTGACTTTATCGCGAAGCGCTGGTGTGTCATCAATGAGTGGCGCTAAACGTCCTTTAGACCAACGCTTACCCATTTCAACGGTGGGCTGAACCACCAACATAGGACCGGGTGCTTGATCAATGATGTAACCAATCCAGTTATTGCCGGCTTCGGTTCCTCCAATTTGTGCGCCTTTCATAAAAATCACTTTTTCAACAGAGGATGATGGTGATAAGGCGTCCATGATTTCTTTTAGATAAGGCGTGCGTTCGGTGCGCCATCTGCCGGGTTCAGAGGATGCGGTTTGCGAGAGCATACGAAACCCATCCGCCCATTCAGAAACTTTAAGCAATGGATCAGGTCGAAGCCCGCCATTAAAACTGGTTTGATAAGCTTCAAGTATCACGGCTGAGTTCCTCTAATGCGGTTCGAATTTCTTGTAATAACACCTCATGAATTTTATGGGGATCATCGATAGATGCTAAAAGTGAGGCAACGCGATCGGGAATGTTCATCAAGCTATCGCGTACAATTCTAGCTTTGTTGAAAGCTGATACTTTGATGTCTTCTACCGAAACCAGGGCTCCAATTTCTGCTTTGGCGCGGGCTTCTAAAAGCTTGCCCCGTTCCATTTCATTTTTGATTCGGGTTTTAAGAAGAAGCGTTGAAAGCTCAGTGACATCAGAGGTACTTTTGCGTCGTTCAGGTTGACTTGGATCACGCATAGCCGCCAAAGCAGTATCAGCTTGTTCTACATCTACAAGCCCATCAACCAATTGAATGAGCCCACTTTGTACAAGTTGACCGGCATATTGCCTTGAAAATCCATGCCGCTTTGCCCATTGCGATTGCTTGATAAGTTCCATAAGCTATCACGTACATAGTTCATCAAAGGTCTTTTGCGTGGCAGCGTGAATGGCCTTTGTTTTGGTGTGTGTCTGGAATCGTCTAATGATAGTATCGATGTATTTTGGATCAAGCTCAATCATCCGGCAGCGTCTTTTGGTGCGTTCTGCGGCCATTAAGGTGGTACCAGATCCACCAAAGGGATCAAGAACGATATCGCCTACCTTACTGCTATTCGTGATAGCACGCTCCATAAGTGCAACCGGCTTCATGGTGGGATGCAAATCATTTGCATTTGGCTTATCGATAAACCAGACGTCTCCTTGATCACGAGCGCCGCACCAATGACGTTCAGCACCTTCCGGCCAGCCATAAAGGATAGGTTCATATTGCCGTTGATAGTCCGCTCTGCCTAAAGAAAAATGATTTTTCGCCCAAATGAGGAATGTTGACCAATGACCACCTGCTTGTTTAAAGACTTTTTGTAGTACGGCCAATTCTGAAGCCGCCATACAAATGTAAATTGCACCTTTGGTATTCATGATGATGTTGGAGCAGACATCATAGAGAAAACTTTCAAAGCCTTCTCCGAGATTGTCATTTAGAATTTTATGTTTATTTTCGCGGGATTTATTGCGCAGCGTATCTTTAATGCTAGCACCATAATTGACGTTATAAGGAGGATCACACACGGTAATATCGGCTTGCTCGCCCTCTAAAACAATTTGGTAGGAATCAATGAGGGTGCTGTCACCACAATACAGTCGGTGATCACCTAAAATCCATAAATCACCGGGCTTGCTAATGATTGGGACGTCGTCTGCAGGATCAGCTGCATTGTTTTCAGCAGGTTCCTCAAAATCAACGTCGGTTGCATCCAAGAGTTTTTGAATTTCATCAAAATCAAACCCGGTTAATTCCAGATCAAAATTAAGTGCCTGCAAATCTTCCAGTTCAAGTTTGAGTAAATCTTCATCCCAGTCAGCCCAATTCGCCGATTGATTGGCAAGCAATCTAAAAGCTTTGATTTGTGCAGGTGTTAAATCATCAGCTAAGATAACCGGAATTAATTGTAAACCCAATTTTTTAGCAGCTTTTAAGCGCAAGTGGCCATCGACAACACTGCCATCGCTTTTAGCAATAACGGGAATACGGAAACCAAATTCTTTGATGGAAGCACACATCTTATCAACTACTGCATCATTTTTGCGGGGATTGCGTGCGTATTCGATGAGATTGTCGATTGGGATATGGTCTATTTGTAGCTCAGTCATGTGCGCCCCTGTTCCTTTTAATATTGCTCTCAAGTGTCAAGGTTTGGGCGATTTCTGACGCTAGCAAAAGCCCGGGGCTTTGCCACCCGCATGGCATAGGTATGGGGAAGGACCCGTGCACGCCATGTGCCGAGACGCTCGTGATTCAATTGTATTTTTAGGCCTTGAACACCTCTTAAGTCATAATTTTTAAATCCTTTCGCTTACTGTTATAGGTTATATTCAGCAGTGATGTTAAAAACGTCCGCACTTCACCAAATATTTTTGCGGAAATAATTTTTTGTCCATCAATGAACTGACCCCCAAAAACAAGAGTCAAAGTTAAGCAACTCCTGCTTTTTTGTTTTTACTTTATCAGTGTTGCTTAACTTTGACTCTTGTTTTTGGGGGTCAGTTCAGGTTGTGCCTAACAACAAGGACCAGCGTTTGGCAATATGCTCAAAGTTTTCTTTAGGTGACCCATAAGTCTTCTGTCGTTCTTCGATGGTTGAGATGGATTGCTCCAGTAATCGTTTGCTGTTCATTATTTTGCCTCCATGTTATCTTGTGCCCATAGTAATAACGCCAAGCTATCGGCTTCATTATCATCCACCGGATTAAATCCTTTGGCCTTGATAGCGGTGATGATTTCCTCTTTGCTCGCATTACCTTTGCCACTTACGTGACGCTTAATCGTGCCAACCCCTACACCTTGATAAGGAATTTCCTGATCTTCACACCATGCGGTGAGATGCGCTAAAAACCCGCCGTATGTATGCGCTGCATCAACACCTAAATGCCTACGTACTTCTTCAAAATACACAGCCTTAATGTCCGCTTTTTGTTTGAGGGAATCGAGAAAATGGCGAAAGCGTAAGAAACGCATACCGCCCCCACTAAAGCGTGAGGTATGAAAGCTCTCGCTTCCGCTGAAGACACGACCGTCACTCCGCAAAGCCCATCCGGTTTGTGTTCCTAAATCTAAAGCCAAGATGTTTTCCATAGCCACCATCCAAAAAATGCTATTCACAAAATTTATTTTCTGGTGTTTATGTTCAGCTTTGTTTGAAGTTGTGTTCGCAAAAATATTCAGTGAGGAACAGGAACTTTTACGCGCGCGAAATACCTTTTATAAATATCGGGGCAAGTGCCCGTCAGGGTCACTTACCCTATATATTTATATATAGGGAGTTTCTCCCGAATCTAGAAATCCTCTGTAACCCTAGTAAAATCAGGGGTTTGCGCTAGATTTCCTAGAATGACGCCTAGATTTCTTGTAAATCTAGAAACAGCCCTCAACCCCTTGATTTACCTGGATTTCTAGATTTCTGTAGATTCTAGATTTACAAAATCTGGGTCTAGATTTACAAAAATCACCCCTCATTTAGAACTCATATTGCCAATGCCATGGGGGCAACACTCTTCAAAACACCTTTCATTCAAAGTTCATAGCACCAGTGCCATGTGACAAATGAGCTGAAAAATTATTTTTATCGAAAGTTCACAGTACCAATTCCACATGCTGAATGTTCTAAAAATCTCCCTTCATCTTGATCTCATTCCAACATCTCATCCAAGCAGTCTGATTTAATTTTCTAGAAGTCTGATTCTTTGTTTTTGAGTGGGCTTATTTCCAGGCCCTTACATTGCCCGCGGTCTTATTTGATTTAGGCGCGTCCGGTCAGAAAAACCGCCAAAAATCGCATCCTTGAAGCATGAACCAATCAAGGAGGCTTCATATGAGATCACGTAATAACTACTCAGGTTTAGAGCCTGAGATTGTCAAACAACTGAAATACCATGCCTGGCGCTTAAAGCAAATGAAATGCTTTGAATCCCAGGAAATAGAGGACATTGAACAAGACTTGCTGCTTGAGATTTGGCCGGCTTTATCCAAGTTCGACCGCTCAAAAAGTAGTCTTGCAACCTTTGTCGATAAACTTCTTACCCGTCGCAGCAACAATTTGATTCACAAGCAAATGTGCATCAAACGGGGTGGCAAAACCCAGACCCTATCTTTGGATCAAGAAGATGAGAACGGCCAGACCCTCATGGATTATTTGGCTGATGATCACTGCTTTGAGGACGCCGTTAGCATCCGCATTGATGTGAGTAAGGCGATTGATCAATTGCCGGAAAGCTTTCAAGCGCTTTGTGAGCAGCTCAAGATTTTCACGATCACGGAAGTATCGCACATGAGTGGTCGTTCAAGAGCCGCCATTTACCGGGATTTAGAGCTCATGCGGCCGATGTTTTTTCCCACGTCTGTTTACATCAGAAGGTGCGAACAATTTTTTCCCCAATGCGGAATATAACAACCATACCAAGGAGAACTGTATGCAAAATTTAATACCACTATCGTTTCTAGATGAAGCTAAATCTACTGAAATCAGCCAGCTTTCTTCCGAGGATTTACGCTCGCTGATGGAAAGACTAACCGAGATGGCTGAGTGCCTTAAAAAGCGCAAAACCCTTTTAGAAGACGGTCTAAACCTTAAATTCACCCAAACGGCTCAAGACAGACTGAAGCTAGATGGCAGGGATACTGGGACCATTCGCTTTGATGACGGCGCTTACACCATTGTTGCTGAAATGCCTAAGAAGGTTGTTTGGGATCAAGAAAAACTCGAAACCATTATCGACAAAATCCCCGCCGGTGAACGCAAGCATTACGTCAAAGCCACCTATGCGATTGATGAGCGCAAATATCTGAGCTGGTCTGATGACCTTCGCAAATTCTTTGATGAGGCGCGCAGCGTCCATTTAGGCAAACCCAAATTTCAAATTATTGATGGAGTAACGAATAATGAGCATGAAAATTATCAGCGCCGATCAGCGCTTAACACAACAAACCGGCGTCAAAATGGTGATCTTTGGCGGCTTTGGAATCGGCAAAACTCGCCTGCTTACAACGCTTGATGAACCAACCCTATGCATCGATTTAGAAGCTGGTTTACTCGCAGTTCAAGACTGGCAGGGTGACGCCATTAGTATCCGCACCTGGAACGAAGCCCGTGATATTGCTTGCCTTATTGGTGGGCCTAATCCGGCACTAAGACCGGATCAAGCCTATAGCCAAAAGCATTATGAATATGTTTGCGCTCATTATGGCGATCCTAAAGCGATGGAAAAATACAAATGTATCTTCATCGATAGCATCACTGTTGCCTCACGCCTTTGCCTGACTTGGGCTAAATCCCAGCCTGAAAGCTTTTCCGATAAAACAGGCAAGTCAGATACCAGAGCTGCCTATGGACTCTTGGCTTCTGAAATGATGGCTTGGCTGAACCAATTCCAGCATATCCCGCAAAAAGATGTGATTTTGGTGGGTATTCTAGAGCAGCGCCTGGATGATTTTAATCGCCCCCTTTGGGTACCTCAATGCGAGGGTAGCAAAACAGCCAATAAGATACCGGGCGTACTAGATGAAGTCATCAGTATGGTGGCCATGAAGACCGAAGATGCACCGGATAAAAGAGCCTTTGTATGCCAGACGCTCAATCCTTGGGGATATCCGGCCAAAGATCGCAGCGGCAGGCTTGATATGGTGGAAGAAGCCCATCTTGGCAAATTACTCAAAAAAATTAAGACCTCTCCGGCAAAGAACCAGATTTCGACCCCTGACTTTACCGGAGAGTCCAGCGCAACCCTCAATATTAAAGGAGCACCAACACTATGACATACGAATTTTCAACAGATTTCAATAATGCTTTGCCACAAAATGATTCGGCCCTTATTCCAGCCGGAACGTTAGCTAAGGTGACCATGACCTTACGCCCCGGTGGGTTTGGGCCTGGCCAGTGGCTCACTAAAAGCGATCGCACCGGTTCTGTCTATCTCAATACCGAGCTGACCATTCTGGAAGGGCCTTATGCCAAACGCAAAATTTACCATTTAATCGGCATTGAAGGGGCTAAACGTAACGCTAAGGGTGAAGATACCTGGGGCATGAACGGCAGAACGATGATCAGATCTATCTTGGAGTCCGCCAGGAACATCCACCCAAATGATCGATCTCAAAGTGCCATTGAAGGTCGAACCATAAACGATCTGCTTGAACTGATGGGCATAGAGTTTGTCATCAAAATCGGTGTTGAGGAGGATAAAAGCGGCAATTACCAGCCTAAAAATACAGTGCTTTCCATCGTTACCCCTAACTACAGTTCTTATGTTTCTGTGATGGGTGTAAGCGGCCATAAGCCTCAAGCTTCAGATGCGCCAGAAACACCTGTTTCTTCTGCACAACCAAGCTGGATTAATAGGTAGGAGGTAAATTATGACACGACATCATCCTCCAAAAACCTCACCTCAGCCCATCGATATTCTGATGGCAAGTGGTGCAATAAAGCCAATTACAACCATTGAAGTAGGCGATGAAATCATGGGTGCAGATAGCCTGCCACGAACGGTAATTGATATCAGAACATCTGTAGAAGATGCCTTTGAAATCAGACCGATTAAGGGAGCGTCATTTCTTTTAGGTGCCAGCCAATCTTTGCCGTTGGTGCGCTCCACAAGCCTTGATCTTTATGACCTGAAATCTATTCCGATGTGGGAATACCTCAAGCAATCACCGCATTTTAAGGGTGTGCATTTGCTATACCGCATGCCTGTGAATTTTAGTGACGGGCCGGCTCTGCCGCTTGATCCCTATTTCTTAGGCATTTTACTTGGTGATGGCTGTTTTCGTAATACCTCACCAAGCATTACCACGCCCGATCCTGAGATTGTGGATTATTGCTTTATGATGGCCGATCAAATGGGGCTTTCGGTGCGTATCGATCAAATCCCGGGGAATCAAGCTAATGGCTATTATTTTAGCAGTATAAGCGGAAAAACCAACCCACTGACTGATGCTTTGCGCAACCTTGGTTTATACAACAAAAGCTCACCGGAAAAGTTTATCCCGGACATCTATAAGCGTGCTTCTCAAAAAGTACGACAAGAGATTTTGGCAGGGTTGCTTGATACAGATGGTCACATGCTCCACAAAACCTTTGAGTATACGACTTCAAGTAAGCAACTCGCCCAAGATATTGCGTTTGTGGCCCAAAGCTTGGGTTTGATGGCGCTTCCTAAAGAGCGAACCGTTGAGGGGCAAATCTATTACCGCTTTTGCATTTATGGTGCTTTCAAAGACATCCCACTTCGCGTGGGGCGTAAAATTCCGGGGCCAAGGGTGCAAAAACGCCATGTTCTTCGCACTGGATTTACCGTGCATCCGCTACCTGCGCAGCAATGTCTGAAGTTGGTTTTACAAGGGTCGAATAGCCTTTACCTGAAATCTGACTTCATGGTGATGCAAGGAGAGCAGCCATGAACGTTACAGGAGAAATACTACTATGGCGGGCTGTGATTGATAGAGCCGCACGGGATGCCTTTGGATGCACAGATTCCAGCCTCTATAGGCACCAAGCGATGCGCTGGTTTTTTCAAAAATCACCTCAGTCTTTTTGCTTTGTTTGTGATCTTGCCGAGCTTGATCCAGATGCAGTACGCGATCACTTCTTCAAAGCGCTCATGACGAAAAATATTCAACATCTTCAAAAGGTACTCAAATGGTCATAACATGTCAAAAAATCAAGAACCGTGGTGCGCATTCTGTCACAGTAAAGCCGGCGGCTTTGGATGGTTTCATTCACCCGGAGGGCGGCGCCAGCCAAACAACCATTATTCAAAACATTGGTGGTTTTGCAGCAAGAAGTGCCAGGATGCCTTTAGCAGCTGGCGGAAGCGATTCACACGATTCCAACCGGAACAAAGGGAGTGTTACTTCCGTCCCGATTCATATTATCCGAAACGCCCCCAAGAATGCTCTGGTCCTCTTCAATCATCTGGCGAAACACGCGAATCTGGCAGCGCCTATCGGAAGCCTTACCGTCGCTGATTTAATCAAATGGTGCCAAATCATAGATGAGGCAGGTCATGGAAAATAAATTAGCAGCGATGCTGGATAGCGCTATTGCGCGTGAGCACCAGCAAAAGCCAAAAAGATCATATCTTGGTGCTTCGCGTTTAGGGGAAAATTGCGCGCGTAAATTGCAGTATGAATTTATGGGCGCAGAAGCGGATCAGCCTTTTACCGGCAGGCAGCTGCGGACTTTTGCAATGGGTCATCATCTGGAATCGTTAGTGATCTCATGGATGAAAGATGCCGGGTTTGATATCAGAACTCACAATAAAGACGGCCAGCAATATAGCTTTTCAGTCGCAGGTGACCGCATAGCCGGGCATATTGACGGCGTGATTGTAGCCGGTCCTGAAGGATTTATCTATCCGGCACTTTTTGAGTGCAAAACGCTTAATAATAAATCCTGGAAAGACCTTGAAAAGCATGGACTGGCTGTAAGCAAGCCAGGCTACTACGTGCAAATTCAGCTTTATATGGCTTATATGCAGCTAACAGAAGCGCCGGCCTTATTGGTGGCGCTCAATAAAGATACTTCAGAGCTTTATTTTGAGTGGGTAGCTTTTGATGGGGCTGTGGCGCAAAAATACTCCGATCGCGCCGTGCAAATATTACAAGCATCAAGCGCTTCTGAGCTATTGCCGCGTTTAAGCCAAGATCCCAATTACTTTGAGTGCAAATGGTGCCCTTACCATAAAGCCTGTTTTGGAGTGAGCCTATGAGCAATGTCATTGATATGAAGGATTTCTTTAACTTCAACACAGCCATCCCACAGAACTGCTTTGAAAGCGCATCACCTTGGGAGCCATCAGAACAAGTGTCAGAGCTAAAAGCCAGATTACTCTACAGCCTTAAATCCTGCTTATCCTATTTGCTGCCGGGCGGCGTTTTCCAGCGCAATAAGTTTTATGTGGGTGATGTGCAAGGTAATCCCGGCCAAAGCTTAGTTGTCGAGCTTGAAGGTAATCGCATCGGTATGTGGCATGATTTTGCAACCGGTGAAGGAGGTGACATTATCAGTTTATGGGCAGCGGTCACGGGCAAAGATACACGTTCTCAATTTCCTGAAATTTTAGCTGATATTGCTCAGTGGTCTGGTGAGCGAACTAAAAGCGTATATGCTATGGTTTATGAAATTAAGAAAAAGCACGAGGCTACGCAAGAGGAAGAAGGACCTGAGCTGCTCGGGGCTCCCACAGCCAGATGGGATTACTTTGATGAAGCAAACAAATTGATTGCCTGCGTTTATCGCTATGAAACAGATTCCGGTAAGCAATATAGACCATGGGACGTTAAAACCTGCCGTAATCGGGCGCCAAACCCAAGGCCGCTTTACAATATCCCAGGCATCTTAAAAGCTAAAACAGTTGTGCTTGTTGAGGGGGAAAAATCAGCAGATAGCCTCATTAAACATGGCATTACTGCAACCACTGCGATGTTTGGCGCCAATGCACCCATTGATAAAACAGATTGGGAGCCGCTTAAAAACAAACATGTGATCATTTGGCCGGATCATGATGAGCCAGGCCGACAATATGCCGATAAAGTGTCATTAAAACTCAAAAACTTAGGGCTAGCATCTATTCAAATTCTTCAGATTCCTGAGGATAAGCCTTTAGGTTATGACGCAGCAGATTCTGATGCAGAAGGCGTTGATTTAGAGAATTTTATCGATCTTTGCCCGAAAAAGACAGTCAGCGTTAATAAGATGGTCCCGGCTTTTACCTTGGGGCAATTACTACAGGATGATTCCCCCATGCCTTGCGATGTGATTGCCCCGCGTATCGTAACACCCGGTGGGCTGTTGATTTTTGGTGGTGCACCCAAAGTTGGAAAAAGCGATTTTCTTATCAGCTGGCTTGTGCATATGGCAGCAGGCAAACATTTTTTGGGAATGCAACCCGCAAAGCCCTTGAAGATTTTTTATCTACAAACAGAGATTGGCTACCATTATTTGCGTGAACGTCTTAAACAACTGGAGCTTGATCCTGACGTGCTCGAGCAAATGAGCAATAATCTAGTGATCACGCCTCAAACCAGAATGTTACTCAATGATGAAGGCATTACGCAGATTGTACAAACCATTAATGACTTTTTTGATCCAAAAACCCTCGACCTCATTGTGATTGACCCTTTGCGTAACATCTTTGATGCGGGAGATCACGGCACAGAAAATGATAACAACGCCATGTTGTTTTTCCTGCAAGAGAGATTGGAACGACTGCGTCATTTGGTGAATCCTAATGCTGGGATGATTGTTGCTCATCATACTAAAAAGATTACCAAGAAGCTTTTGGAAGAAGATCCTTTTCAATCATTGAGTGGTGCCGGCGCCCTCAGAGGTTTTTATACCACCGGTATTATTCTCTTTAGACCCGATGAAACCAAAACACCGCGGCAATTGATTTTTGAACTGCGCAACGGTGAGCGCATTGATAATAAGTGGGTCGATAAAATAGCCGGCAAATGGTCGGTACTCGAAGAAGAATCAGAGCGTTTGGTGAATAAGCATTACGGTGAAAAGTTGGATGCAGAGCGCCGGCGCAAACACGATATTATTTTGCAGCTGATTTACGATGAGGCACGCAAAGGCAAGCTTTATACCGCAAGTCAGTTCTGCAGAGCCTTTGAAAATAGGTCAGGCCTTGGCGGTCAGCATTCCATTCGCGACCGCATTGATGTACTTGCCACCAAAGGCTATATCAAATTCTGTAAAACCGCAGTCCGCAAATCAAAATATGGCTTCTTATGTGTGGAGGCTATGGATTTAAAAGAAACAAAGGTTGATCCTGAAACAGGCGAAGAAACCAGCCATTTTCAGCCTATTTTACCAACCCATTATAAGTCTGCTGAAGATGGGACGATTATCCCTTTAGAAAATCCTTCACTTTGGTTTTATCATGATTAGCTATAGCTGAACTAATTTAATTTGGTTATAGGAACGAGGAGCGAAGTGTACTAAAAGTACATAAGCGACGTAGTGACGCATAACCAGATTATAGGAGTCAGCTATGTTTTGTAAAAACCAGATTGAAAGGGTTGAGCCGATATCCATATTCCTGCTTTTTAAACCCAGGCCAGCCAAGGGTTTGAATGATATCATCACGTTTAATATTAACGCCCAGCTCTTTGGCCAGAGTCTCTTCAATAGCCTTTTGCATTTTATTAAGTGGCCTTCGGATTTGCTGTTCTAAATCATCAATCAATCCCATATGTGGCTCCAGGCGCTCAGCAATTTGATGTAAATTAAGCGGTGTGTGCATTTCTTTAGGTTTTCCTTCTTCAAAATCTCGCCAATATTGCTCCAGTAAAATCCTAAAAATTTGAATACGGCTTGGCGCTTGTTTGCCAATGACATGAATGCCGCCAACAAAAATACCCTCACTATCAATGGTGATGCTGTAGGTTGCAGGAAGTGCTGCTGGTTTTTGTGTGTGAAGCGACACAAAAGGCAATATTTGCCTTGAAACGTTTGGGATCTCTTTTGGTACGCCATGCTCCATCGCCATATTCAAACCTTGCTGTAAAGAGAGATTGCCATTGATGAAATCCGATAATTTTATAGCATGCACATCAAGCGGCAAGTGCGGTAAGGTTTTTCGTAGTGTAATAATTAGTGTCGGCTGCGCTTTGAGTCGTTCTAAAGCTAAATATGAAGGGTTATCGATAAAATCAGGCAAGATCACAGTCACGAATCCGTTATCGAGTAGCACATGATAAACGCCGGCACTAGGATTCTTAAATACAAGCTCTCTCAGTTCTGCCTCAAACCACTTCACTATAGCCTGCTTTTGTAGGGATAGAGACACGACATGAAAACGTTGTTTTTGTTGGGTGATCGGTAAGATGTAACGACCGCATTCTTCGCAGATCAGATCATCACAGGATTCATCAAAATCATCAGGGAGTGGGATTTTGTTCTCGCAATCTGGATTGATTAGACTGTCAAAATCCAACGCATCTAAAGGATTGGCGCATTTTATAAAATAATGTTCTTTAAGCTGGATAAAGCCAAGCTCTCCAAGATGATAAGCCGCCTCTAGATAAACCTGATTTGGGTTGATCCATGAATTGCTGGCCTCAAGCAAAGCTTGCAAGGCATCTTCATGCGCAGCATTTTGCTTTAGGCAAGATCGTAAGGCCATAGCAATCCTTCATCCATGTTTTAAAAGCTGAGCGTCCCTTTTTATCCAACACATATTCTGAATAACAAATCATAACATGACCCGGATCAGACGCATCCACCCTGAAAAACAGGGTTACCTTTTTTCCTTGAAACACCACTCTTACTGAATCGATCATGGCAATATCATCCAGTACATCACCAACGGCCTGGTGCAGCGCTTCAAGCTCTTCCGCAATAGGGTCAGTCGGGTGCGTTGTTAAAATCAGATGAGTGTTGTTTTTAAGGTGAGCAGATCTAAATTTGAGTTCAAAGAGTTTGATTTCCTTATCAATTTCACTTGCGCACGACCGCAAGAAAGTCTTCACTTGAGCAGCAAAATTGTAATCCTGCATGTTGATGAAGGAGCAGTCTTTATCGAAGTAAGAACTTACCAAACGATCGGCTATTTTCAATCCTTGGTTGGAGCATTTGGCACAAAGATTCACTTGATTAGCATTTGCAGCAAAATCCAGGATAATCCAATCCGGCTTATGGCCATGAATAATGCGGTTAGAGCTTAACAGCAAATCTTCATCACTGGCTCTGCGGATAAACAAATACAAACGATCTTCATGATAAAACAAACCCTGAAGATGAGTCTCAAAACTGTCATTTTGCTCTTCATCATGTGCTTTAAGAGCAGACCTAACCACATCTTCGATTGCAAATTCTTTGAAAGAAACAGCAGGTTGGCGCGGCGGGTTTTTCAGCACAAAGGAGCCAAACCCTTTCTTTTGCACCTTATCAAAATGGTACACATGCTTGAGCAATTCAGGATCAGCTTTAAAGAGAGCAAATAGCATGCCTTTCTTGTCATATTTATCGTCTTTGACCAGTAGCTTGGCCATGGTTTCAGGGGAAAGAACAGGCTTTGCAATTTCAGTGATAGCAGCTTCAAGTTTGGCGTGGTTAAAATGGTGAACCAGAAAATAATTGAGCAATTCTTCAGGAAAGTCAGTTAAAGTCTTGCGCATTTGCTGCACGGAAAGTTCATGGGGAGGTTTTTGCATGGATAGGTCAAACAACAGGCCAAGCTGGCGTCCTGATAGGGAATCGAGCCAATCTTTACGAATCTTAGCATCTTGGTAATCCTGGATCAGCCTATCAAGGGGCATTTCCAGATGACTCTCCCAAAATTCACGATTCGGATGGATCTTGGCCATCAGCACTTCATTGTTTAACACCATTTGCAGCATTCGTTTTAACCTCCACTGTTTTTCTAATTGCAATCACTTTCCCAAGAATCCTTAAATCTTGGCCCTTTTTGACATGGATGACCTCATGCTCCGGATTTTCAGGCCGAAGTTCCACACCGGTTAAAGTTTGATAAAAGGTTTTGCAGGTCGCTTCCTCATCAATCAGAGCCACCACAACCTCACCATTCATCGCAGTGGGCTGAGACCGGACCACAACATAATCTTTGTCATGAATGCCGATACCAATCATGCTATCCCCACAAATTTGCAGCGCAAAGCAATCACCGCGTGCAAGAGCCGAATCCAAGCAAAACTCACCCAAATCATCCTGAATCGCTAAAATCGGATATCCTGCCGCCACACGACCTATCACTTGAATAGGCACAATATGCGGAATTTGATCTGACTTTAGGGGTTGATCCAAGATTTCAATGGCGCGAGCTTTTCCATGACCTCGACGCAAATAACCTTTAGCCTCCAGCTGCTGAATAATCTCCAGCGCTGATACGGCAGAAACGCCACGCTCAGCTGCAATTTCCCGCACTGTAGGAGCAACACCATGCTGCTCTTTAAGACGGCAAATAACAGAAAAGGTGTCCTCTTGAGCCTTGGTCAGCCCTACGGACTTAACGGGACCCGGTTTGGTTTTCTTAAGGTTTTCCATTGCTTTGTAGTTGAACCTCATATCCTAAAATTTAACTTAACTTTATCATACCTAACAAGCGTTAGGTTAGTCAAGAGCTATTGTAACCCCCCTCTGATAAATGAGAGTTGGTGTGTTGTTCGTCGCTCATGTACGAGTTTGTACACATCGCTCCTCACGCCTACCAACTCTCTATTTCTTAGAGGGGGACTATGAAGTTCTTGTGAACGAAATCTCTCCGGAAGCTGTAAATAACCCACATACCAATCAGATGAGGTTCCGTATGCAGTTCACCACAGCCCAAAACTATGATCGCCTAAAAGAAGTTGCACATATTATCGCTACAGCAATTGTACGCGCGCAATCTAGTAAAAACCTAGATAAATCAAGGCTTTCAGAGAAAATTTCTCTTGACTTCCCTTCAAAAGGAAGCGCTTCTAGAGCAGGTTTGTTAGAGAAAACTAATTATGGTCAAGAACATGAAAGAATCTGTTATTAAGCAAGTTCTGGCTTTGCAAAGTAAAAGCACCGCAGAACTTAAAGAATTGTGGCGTAGTATCTTTGATACGGATGCGCCGCCTCATTCTAAAACCTATCTTATCCCAAGGTTGGCTTATCGCCTGCAAGAGCTTGCTTATGGCCCTATGGCTGAAAAGTCAGCAAAGCAGCTGGATAATTTAGCCGATCAAATGGAGAAAGGTAAAAAGTTCACCAATCACTATATGGCTGTTAAACCTTTGGCCGGCACCAAGCTGATTCGTGAGTTCCAGGGTGACTTGCATGAGGTTCTGGTCTCGGAAAATGGCTTCATATACCAAGGGCAAAGCTATAAATCCTTGTCTGCCATTGCCCGCAAAATCACCGGCACTCGTTGGAATGGACCGGCTTTCTTTGGCCTGCGCAGTAACAAGGAGGCCTGATGAACAAAAAAATACGCTGCGCCATTTATACCCGTAAATCCCATGAGGAAGGATTAGAACAAGCCTTTAACAGCCTTGATGCGCAACGACTTGCCGCTGAAAGTTATATCGCCAGCCAACAACATGAAGGATGGGTCGCTTTAAGCAAATCTTATGATGACGGTGGTTATTCAGGTGGCACTCTGAACCGTCCGGCTTTGCAAGAGTTGTTTCAAGATATTGAGAATGGTTTGGTTGACTGTGTGGTGGTTTATAAGATAGACAGGCTGTCCAGATCTCTGATTGATTTTTCCAAGATTGTAGAACTATTTGATAAGCATCAAGTGACATTTGTTGCTGTAACCCAATCATTCAATACATCAAGCTCCATGGGCAGGTTGATGCTTAATGTTCTGCTTTCTTTTGCACAATACGAAAGAGAATTAACGGGGGAACGTATCCGCGATAAGTTTGCCGCCTCAAAGAAAAAAGGCATGTGGATGGGCGGAAATCCACCGCTTGGTTATGACATTTGTGATCGTAAACTTGTGATCAACCAAGAAGAAGCAAAACTGATTCGGCATATCTTTAGCCGGTTTTTGGTTTTGCGTTCTACCACCAATCTGGCCCGTGAGCTTAATCAGCAAGGCCATCGCACCAAACGTATCGTCAGCAAAACCGGCAAAGAATATGGCGCGCAGTTGTTCACAAAAGCCAATTTACGCAGAACCCTAGTTAACCCGGTTTATAAGGGATTTGTTTCCCACAAAGATGCTGTGTATGAAGGTGAGCATGAAGGTATTCTGGCAGCCGAATTATTTGATGAAGTACAGCACGTTTTTGAAAAATGCCCGCATGTTCGGGGTAGAGAATCTACTGCTAAAGACCAGGCATTACTGAAAAATCTGATTCGTTGCCAAGTGTGTGATGTATCCATGACACCGACCTACACAAAAAAGAAAGACAAACGCTATCGATATTATGCCTGCAGCAACCATTTACGCGGCAAAAGTTGCACCTCTCATCATAAAACCATTGCATCCAACGAGGTTGAGCGTTTCGTGGTACAGCAAGTGCGTGAGCTTCTTAAATGCCCTGAAATTACCGCTAAAACCCTCAAATCTCTTGAGGGGCAAATCTCTACAGATGAAGCTTTTGCCATGCTGCAGCAAATTGATGTGATTTGGGATTCGCTCTTTCCGATTGAGCAATACCGAATCATCTGTTTGCTGATCAAAGCGGTTTTGGTGCGAGAAGATGGCATTGACGTGCGCATTCATACAGATGGACTGCAGAGTTTATTACTCCACGCCGGTATGGAGGCATGCCTATGAGCAAAGAGGAATTATCCGTATTTATGCCCATGCGCCTTAAAAAACGAGGCGGTAGAAAGATGGTGCTGGTTCCGGAAGGCAAAGTGCAATTAGCCGTTCAAAATGCATCTATAGATACCACATTGGTCAAAGCTTTAGTGCGTGCCCACCTATGGCAACGCCAGCTTAAATCCGGCAAATACCAAACCATGCAGGACTTATGCGATGCCAATAAAGTCACAGCCAAATATGTTCAGCTGATTCTCAGGCTCAATTTCCTTGCTCCAAAACTCAAAGAAGCTATTCTTTTAGGACACCAACCCCGTCATATGAAACTCGCCGATCTCATGCAAAACATTCCAAGCCTCTGGCATGAACAGGGCGAATTATTTGGCTGTGAGGTGGTGTGA